GATTGATCTGAGCCAGATTCGCCAAGTTGGTGTTGGCGGTGATCTGTATTTGGTTCTAAATTTTGAAGTTGCTGCTGGTGGCACTACGCCCACCATCACCGTGGCTTTGCTGACCGATGATAACGTCGGCTTTGCAAGCGCGGCGACGCTGATCACTTACATGAGCGCTGTTACCACTCCTGGTGCCAGTTCTCAGTTGGTGTTTCCGTTGCCGTATCAGGGTTTGGAGCGCTTCATTCGCTTGGCTTACACCCAGGGCGGCACCACACCTACCACTACGCTGTCGGCTCATATTGTGCATACTCCGCAGTATGACATCAAGACGCCTTCTGGCTTCACGGTGGCGTAATGAGGCAACGCGCCACAAAGCCTGGAGTCCTGTCGAACCCTTACCAGTATGTTGAGGCTGGTCAGGAGTTCGACCGGGACGAGCGCATGAGTTGGGCTGTTCCTGTTGTGGAAGAGCCTGCTCCAGAGTCGCCCGATAAAAAGCGAAAAGGCAAAAAGTCCGGCGATTCTGATGGCGATACTCTGATCTAGGTCTGTGTCATAATTGCCGGATAATACGGGGGCGCGTTTATGCCGAGCAAGATTGAAATTGCAAACCGGGCGCTGACCAAGGTCGGCGCTGAATCTATTATGTCGCTCACCGACAATGTGAAGCGCGCCCAGATCATGAACTCCATGTTCGACATGATCATGGACGCCGAGCTTCGACGCAATCGGTGGAAGTTTTCAATCAGGCGCGACAGTTTGCCTGCGCTTGTTTCGGCTCCTGCCTGGGGTTATTCATACGCTTACCAGTTACCTGCTGACTTTCTTGCTTTGGTGCAGGTCAACGATTTTTATGTGCGTGGTTTGAAGCAGAGAGCGCCTTGGTCAGTCGAGGGTGGTCAAATCCTGACCGACTTTTCTGCTCCGTTAAAAATTCGTTATGTTGCGAAAGTATCCAGCATCGATCTTCTCGATCCTCTTTTTGTCGAGGTACTGGCTTGCAAGCTGGCGCTGGAATCGTGCGAGGCTTTGACGCAATCAGCGCAGAAACGGCAGCTTGCCTCCAATGAATACGATTTTGCTGTAAGCGAGGCGGCGCGTCAGGACGCCATCGAAAACCCACCGGACGAGCTACCGTGGGGGTCTTGGATTGATTCTCGTGAAGGCATGGCGACAACGGCGACCGGCCCATCGGCTGGCTCTGTTGCTGATCTGCAGTCCGGCTGGGGTCTTTTGTGAGCAAGGCTTCACCGGCATTTACCAGTTTCAATTCTGGCGAATTCAGTCCGATGCTGTCTGCTCGGATAGATTACGACCGCTATAAGAACGGCTGCGAAGCACTGCAGAACATGATACCGACCGTGCAAGGGCCAGCATTGCGGCGCGGCGGCACGCGGCATATTGCATCGACAAAAGAAATCATTGGGCGTCAGGAAAAAGTCTACCTTCACCCGTTTGTGTTTAATGAGACCACGGCTTATGTGCTGGAGTTTGGCTCGCAGTACATTCGGTTTTATACAAATAACGCTCAATTGCAGATCTCTAGCGTTCCTGTCGAGGTGGTCAGTCCTTATTCGCTGAATGATATCTTTGCAGCAAACGGCACCTGTCGGCTGCGGTTCGCTCAGTCTGGCGACTTTCTCTACATCACTCACCCGTCGTACCAGCCTAGAATTTTGAAGCGCGTTACCGCGACTTCGTTTGTGCTTGATCTATTCGAACCGAAAGGTGGGCCATTCATTGGAGTCGATCCTGACATCACGACGACCGTCTGGTCATCTGGTGAGACTGGCAGCGTCACGCTGACTGCTTCGACGTCAATATTTCAGGCCGGTCACGTTGGCACGCTTTTTTTAATTGAAAGAAAGAACGTCAGCGGGGTGATTGCTTGGGAGCCTGGAAAAGCTGTTAATTCGGGCGATCTTCGGCGCAGCGATTCTAAGATTTACTCCGCGCTGAATAGCACACACACTGGAGTCGTTAAGCCCGTGCATTCTTTTGGCGCAGAAAGTGACGGCGCGGTCAATTGGCAGTTCATGCATGCTGGTTATGGCTGGGCGCGAATAACATCGGTAACAAGCGGGACGGTGGCCAGTGCTACTGTCATTTCTCGGATACCTTCTGACGCGGTTGGCTCTGGCAATGCGACGACACGATGGTCGTTTTCCGACTGGTCGTCTGTTGAAGGCTGGCCATCGTCCGTTGCTTTTTTCCGTGAGAGGCTGTGCTTTGCCCGTGGGCAGAACATCTGGATGTCGGTTGCTGCTGCGTTCGATGATTTTTCGTCTCGCAATGATTCCGGGGAAATCACCGACGACATGGCTATCAGTCTGGAGGTAGCATCGGGTGAGTTGAATGCGATCCAATGGCTGCACGCGGACAGAATGCTTGTCGCTGGTACGGCTGGCGGCGAGTTTTCGATTGGTGAACTGACGAACGGCGATCCGCTAGGGCCTGGGAACGTTAAGGCCGAGATTGTCAGCGGCTACGGCTCGCGTGGTGTGCAGCCGATCAGGTCTGGTGACAGGTCGCTATTTGTTATGCCGTCTGGACGCAAGGTGCGCGAGATCGGGTTCGACTTCAGTCAGGACGGGTATCAGTCGAAGGATGTTACCGTCTTGTCAGACCACATCACTGACAGTGGCATTGTCGACATGGACTTTGCCATCGAGCCGTACTCTGTTGTTTGGTGCGTCCGGGCTGACGGCGTGCTGCTTGGCTTTACCTGGAACAACGAGGAACAGGTTCAGGGCTGGCATCGGCATTTGCTTGGTGGTTCTAGTGGCGTCAATTCTACGGACGTTCCTTGGGGCGTTGTTGAATCCGTGGCGGTCATTCCGAGGCCGAACGGTCGCGGCGATCAGGTTTGGATGAGCGTTCGTCGTGGGCCTCCAGATGGCTTGCCTATTGCTCCCACGCGCGAAGTTGTTTATATGGAAGATCCGTTCATTGAAGAAAATAACGGCTATCCGGTTCCAATTCCTGCGGCGCGCGATCAGTTTTATGTGGACTCTGGAAGCACGCACACGCCTGGAGGCGAGGTCGTTTCCGGATTGTCTCGGCTGAATGGTCAGACTGTTGCTGTTCTGGCTGATGGCGCTCCGCACCCGGATTGCGTTGTGAGTGGTGGCTCTATTACATTACAGCGCTCTGCTCAATGGGTGCAGGTTGGACTGCGCTACAGTTCGATATTGAAGCCCATGCGGATTGAGGCTGGTGCTGCTGATGGCACGGCGCAAGGGAAAACGAAGAGAATCCATAAGGTTGTTTTCCGGCTGGTCAGTAGTTCAAGTTTCCGCTACGGGTCGCGGCCTGACAACATTTTGACTATGGAGTTCCGTACTGCTGCGAATCAGATGGATAGGGCAGTGCCGTTGTACACTGGTGATAAGCTGGTTGATTGGCCTGGTGGTTATGAGACTGATGGCTATATTTACATCGAGTCGGACAGTCCGACCGCGCTGGGCATCGCCGGTATATTCCCGCAAATCGTCACGCAAGACAGCAGATGAGGCTGGTTAAGTTTTCTGCCGAGCATCTTGCCACCTTGCGGCTGCAGCGTTCTCAGGAAGGGATGTCGTCGATAATTTCCGACATTCGCTACGGTCAGTCTTTAGAGACGCCTTGGTCTTTCACTGGAGTTCATAACGACACAATCATTGGGTGTGCTGGCGCTGTTGAGCTATGGCCTGGCCGAGCTTGTTTGTGGGCGCTGTTGTCGGATGATGCTGGTCGTCATTTTCTGACAACCCACCGGGCTGTTGAAGGCTTTCTCAAGGTTGCGCCTTGGTCACGAATAGAAGCCACCGTCGATGTCCGTTTTGAAGCTGGTCAGCGGTGGATCAGAATGCTTAATTTTCAACACGAGGGACGGCTTCGGCGTTATACTCCAGACGGTCAAGACCACGACTTATTTTCAAGGGTGAAGTGATGGCAGCATTTGCAGTTCCTTTGATGATTGCTGGCACTGCTATTCAGGCTATTGGAGCTATCCAGCAAGGTAACGCGCAGGCCGCGCAATATCAGGCGCAGGCGCAGGGGCAAGAATATAACGCACGAGTTTCTCGTTCTCAGGCCGAGGCAGCTGGTCAGCAGTGGAGCGCCCGTGAGGACGCGCAACGTCGGCAGGCCAGGCAGATTTTGGGTAAGCAGCTGGCGGCTACGGCGCAGTCCGGCGTCAATCTGAACGGCTCGGCGGCTGATATATTCCGCGAGTCCCTGGTCAATGCCGAGCAAGATGCTTTGAATATCCGCTACGAGGGCGAAATGACCCGGACGGGGCTGCTCAATCAGGCGCAGCTGTCTGATTACGAGGCGTCTGCTTCTCGATCCGCGGCGAAGAGCGCGCGGCGCTCTGGCTATATGTCAGCTGCAGCGGCTATTGCCTCTGGTGGGTATGCATACTCAAAACTTCCAGCCGGAGCGCCAGCGGAGAGTGGCGGTGTCGGGCTTAAGGCTACTGGCGGTGGATTTGGTCTTAAAGGCAATGGCGGTGGTTTTGGTTTGAAATTGAGGTACTAAAATGCCACGAATTCCCGTCTACGAACAACGCACAACAGTTTCAAATTTAGGGCCAGCGCCAAGAGCCAGCGGCATTCCCGTGGGTTCTGTTGCGTCTGGGTTGAACGATCTCGGGCGCACTATTGGGGCGATCTCTGCCGACATGCTGCGTGTCCAGGAACAACAGCGCGAGGAAGATGCTGCGGTTGCGGCGACAACATCGCTGGCCGAGGGGAGGCTGCATTGGGCAAAACGTTTACAGTCGCTGTCGGACGAATGGACGCCTGATAAGCCTGGCGCGTACGAGACCTTTGAGTCCGAGTACAAGGATTGGGCTGGAAAGCAGATCGAGGCGGCTGGCACACCAAAAGTCAAGAATGCCATGCGCGAGCGTTTGGCTGGTTTGCAGTCTGATTTCGGATTGAATGCTTTCAAAATCGACCGCGATAAACGTATTGACCACAATGTCGGTCTTTTTGACCGGACTATTCGCGCATCGACCGATGCCGTGTTTGCAGACCCGTCGCAGCGCGCGAAAGTTCTGGACGATCTTCGGTCTGGCCTTGACTCTCTAACCATTAATAGCGACCGCAAGGCGGCGATTTCTATCAAGGTGCAGGACGAGATAAACAGCGCAGCCGAACAAGGCGAGCGCGCCAAGGTTGGCGACAATGCGTACCTGGCTCGGCGTGTGAGACTGGTGCCTGAGACCACCGGGGGAGTTCCTGCGGCGGCTCCGGCTGTTGAGCCACGTGCTGCCGCTGTGTCCGGCTTCGATGCCGTTGTCGCCATGACATTGAAGCATGAGGGCGGCTATGCGGCCAGCGATGGCAACACTGGCGCGCCTGTAAACTTTGGCATTAACCAGGCTGCGAATCCTGATGTGGACGTGAAAAACCTCACCCGCGAGGGTGCGGTAAATCTCTACCGAGATCGCTACTGGAATGCCATCGACGGCGACAAGCTGCCGCCTGCGCTTCAAGCCACGGCATTCGATGCTGCGGTGAATCAAGGCCCTGGCAACGCGAACAAGTGGATCGCTGAGTCTGGTGGTGATCCTGTAAAGTTTAACCAGTTACGTCGCGCCCATTACGAGTCGCTATTGGCTAAACCAGAGTTTTCTCGTTTTCGCAAGACTTGGATGGGTCGGCTGGAGCAGTACGAAAACATGGCCGAGACTGGTTCCGCGGTCACTCCGATAACTATCGGCGGCATGCGTGCCGAGTTCTTGCCTGACGACCAGTTGCCCGAGTCGTTTCTTGGGCTATCGATACCGCAGCGCATGGCAATCTTGCGCGAGGCCGAGCAGGGTGCGCGTCAGCAATCTGCCGTGCAGACCGATGCTTTGCGCCAGCGTCTGGCTGATGCTGCTGCAATGGCGCGAGACGGGGTTGTCGACCCGAAGCCGATCACTCCCGAAGAGTTCTCTATCCTTGGCGACAAGGCACCAGGCGCGTCGCAGGAGTACCAGCGCACCCAGGTGATGGCGCAGGACATATCGCAGTTCAAAACCGCGCCTAACGATCAGCTGATCGGCATTGCTACTGGCGCGACGAGACGGGCGCAGCCTGGTGCTGGCTATGCTGCCGAGGATCAGCGGGACGAGATACGTCAGCAGGCGGCGGGGCGCGTGCTCGAGCAGCGTTCTAAAGACCCGGCTGGCTATGTATCGAAAACGATACCGCAGGTAACGCAGGCATGGCGAGTGGCACTATCGGCGCAGGGTGAAAATCGTCCGGAAATGATTCGGCAGGCGGTGGCTCAGACGCTCGCGGCGCAGTGGGTTCTTGGTATTTCCGAACCGCGCATCTTGTCTGGTTCAATGTTGCAGGATTTGCACGGTCGAATCATGAAAGCCAGCCGACCGGAAGATGCGGCGAATATGGTGGCAATGATGGAGCAGGAGTACGGAAAAGACTATTTCCCGAAGGTGATGGACGAGTTGGTGCGTTCCGACAAAAACATACCGCCTGCGTTCATGATCATTCCGTCGCTGACAGACCCTGCAGCACGCGAGCATGTTTCTGCATTGTCTGTCGCGGACAAGAACGAGCTTAAAGGAACGATTGAGACCCAGGACGTTCGTGCGATTGGCGATGCCGCGAGAAAGTATGCTGCTGATCTGGCTCGCACCATGCCTCCTGTTGGCGCTTCTGGCATTAGGCTGGTGGCTTCCTATCAGGACATGATCGAGCGTATCGCTTTTGAGCGGATGCGGACGGGTAAGTCGACGAACGCTAACGATGCAGCCAAGGACGGCTACACTTTGCTGCTGGGTAATTTTGAGCTTGACGGCAATATCCGGGTTCCGACCGGGACAGATATGCGCGCTGTCAGGAAAAATGCGGACGTGCGACTATCTACTGAGGTTACAGAAAATCTGCAGCAGTCGGATGTTCCTCCGGACATTTCGCGCGCCTATACCTCTGCCGAAGCGCTGGAGCAATGGCGCGGGATTGTTCGTTCCAATGGTGTCTGGTACTCGAACAGTGACAATACCGGGCTTGATCTTTGGGCGCGGGGCGATAATGGAGTTTTGTATCGCGTCAAACGGGACGACGTTCAGGTATCGTATTCATTTGATGAGTTGAAGCGCGAGCCGGAAATAGTCAGGAGGGCGCGCGCTGGCAACATTCAGCCTAACGACTTGGATAAGGCACTCGCCACGGGTGATATGCGTCTGTATGAACGTATGCGCGTCGAGCAGCGTGCGGCGCAGGTTCGTCGTGAGAATGAGTCTGCGCGCCAGTACCAGACTGATAAAGCTAGACAGCAAATAGGCAGGCCATGAAATTTTATTATGACGACAATCGCGGGACAGACCAGTTTTCGCTTCAGGATTTCGAGCCTTCTTTTGGCGCAAAGATGGGCGCTGCTGTTGATGAGGCTTGGCTGGAGTCATACGGCCCGACGTTGACTGATTGGCTTCGTTCGCGCGATGACGGTTCACCTAAGTTGTCTGCACAGGACGCTGCTTCGCGTATCAAATCATCGGGCTTGCGCGTCAATCTTACCCCTAAAGACGGCGAATACTCATCTCGACAATTGGACGTCATCCTTGAACGTCAGCGCGAGTTGACCAAAGCAAAGGACGTTCGGGAGCGAACTCCTTGGGATTTGGGTTCACCTTTGCGCGGCGTGGCAATGTTTGGCGCTGGTATTGCCGACCCGATAAACTTGGCCACGGCTTTTTTTCCGTGGACGAGGCTCGTGGGTGGTATGCGCGGGATTCGCGCTGCGACCGAGTCTGCTAGTGCAGTCACAAGGTTTGGCGCTCGTGCTGCGGTTGGTGCTGCCGATGCTGGCATTTCCACAGCGGTCATTGAGCCGTTCTACTACGGTATGCGCCAGAGCTTGGGCGATGATTACACTGCCGTCGATTCAATGGCAAACATCGCATTTGGAGCGGCTTTCGGCGGCGGCATTCACTCCATTGGCGGTGTTGGCGTGGATATGTTCCGTCGCGCTATGGGTATGCAGCAGCCTTGGCAGGCTAATGTCGCGCCTGCTGTCACTGGTGATGCGATTATTCCACCACCGGCCAGTATGCTCATGGGGCGCGATGTGTCTGTTCGCGTCGGTGACCAGTACGAACCCGGGCAGTGGGCTGTCGTGGATGCAGACACTCTGACAGCCACAGTTGATAAGGCCGACAATCAGTTTCGTGACCGTGGCCGTGCTGCGTATCAGGCCGAAATTACGGCGCGTGCGAATGCGCTAGACCCGGCGCTGGTGCTGTCTGTCGATACGCCATTGATGGATGTAGGGACACCCACCATTGCTGCTGACGGGCGCATCATCGGAGGTAACGGGCGCACGCTGTTCATCCAGCGCGCCTACGAGATAGGCAAGGCTGGCGACTACCGTGCCGAGCTTGAGCGGCGTTTGGCCGATCTGGGTATCGATCCGGAGGCTGTACGCGGCATGAGCCGTCCTGTCTTGGTGCGTAGGTTGTCCATGAACGTGGACGTCAAGCGCGCGGCGATGCTGTCAAATGAGGGCGGCAGCACTGCCATGTCGCCACTAGAGCAGGCCAAGGTGGATTCTGAGCGTCTTGGTGATGCCCAGCTTGAGACCGATGCCGATGGGAATCTTGACACGGCTGGAAACCGGGCGGCGATCCGTCGCTGGGTAAATGAGCAGCCGGAAGGCCAGCGCAATGTTCTAATGACCGAGGATGGCCGTCTGTCTGCGTCTGGGTTGCAGCGCTTGCGGAATGCGGTTCTGTTCAAAGCCTACGGCGACTCGCCAACACTTGCCCGGCTGATTGAGGCCACGGATGTCGGAAGCAGGAATGTCGCTGCAGCACTGGCGCGCACGGCTGGCGTTGTTGCTGATGCCGAGGGTTCAATATCTCGCGGCGAGCTGCACCCGTTATCAATTGCGGCTGACATTCGCATGGCGGTCGAGCAGTTCGACAATCTTCGCCGTCAAGGAATGAAGGTTGCGGACTATCTGGCGCAGATTGACATGCTGGGCGACCCGCTGACACCAGAGGGGCGGTTGCTGCTTGACTTCATGAGCCGGAACATCGTCAGTTCACGTCGGATAGGTGATGCCATTTCAGGCTACTACGCCAAGCTGCAAGAGGCGGGGAACCCTGGGCAGGGCGATATGTTCGGCGGCGTATCGCCAGATAAGATGGGGATGCTTCGCGCTGCTACCGAGGCCGTGGACTCTGAACCGCTAAATGCTGCCGAAACGGTTGCGATTATCTCACCGGATACGCGCGAGGCTGCTCTCGGCACGGCTGTTGGCCAGGCGATTGATGGCCGGTCTATTGATGTAGTTGCCATCGTAAACACCGACCCGGCGGTTGGCGGTACGTCAACGGCTGCGGATGTTGTTGCCTCGGCAGAACGAAACCAGCAGCCAGAGGCCATTCGCACTGCCGATTTTGATGCGGCGGCGGCGGTTGATCGTCGTCTTGCGACCGCGCCGAAATGGGACGCGCTGTCCGATGCCGAGGCTGCGAGTGCCGAAGCTGAAACACTGCTAAACGACACCATCAAGGCTGGCGATCAGGCGTTTAAGTATTCGCGTGGTGATGGTCAAGATGGCACGCCTATTGGCGACGCGCAGATTGTCAACGTGGACGGTGTTGAACGCCCTGCGCTGAACTCTAATGGTCGGACGATTCATCCGACTGTGGAGGGCGTGCGGAACTTCTGGCGCTGGTTCGGTGACTCGAAAGTGGTGGACGCCGAGGGTAGGCCTGTCGTCGTCTATCACGGCACAGACAAGAAGTTCACGAAGATCAATCTAAAGAAGGGCGCGCAAGGTCTTTTCTGGTTTACGTCTGACAAGTCGGCAATTGAGGCCGGCGAGGTCGGCGCCGCTGGTAAGGGCGTCATCATGGAGATGTATGCCAAGATTGAAGGCCCTGCTAATTGGAAGCAATACGATCAGTTGATGCTCGACGAGTTCAAGTCGCGCGGACTCGACGGGGCGATCCTCCCCGAGTCAGGCGGCACGTTCGTCGGCTTCATCATAGACAAACCCACCCAAATTAAATCAGCCACCGGCAACGTTGGCACGTTCGATCCCACGAACCCCGATATCCGCTACAGCCGCGAAATCCCGCTGTACCAACAAGGCATCACGGGACAGCCAGCGGTCGACGTCATAGAAACCTCGATTCGACAATCGTTTGGCGACGCAACCGACGCCCTGCTCCAGCGCGGTCAAATCCAGATTGTTGCGACTCCTGCTGATATTCCTGGCGGGCCACATCCTGGCGATGTCAAAGCTGCAACGGCACCGGACGGCATTGTGTATATGGTGGCATCCAACATCAGCGAGGCGGACGCTCGCGGGCTGGTTCTGCACGAGGTTGGTGTGCATGTCGGCATGGAGCAGATGCTTGGGAAGGACGTTTTTCAGTCTGTCTTGGGTCAGTTGGATGACGCGATCATGCGCGGCGATGATTGGGCGCAGGCGGCTCGTGATGCCGTTCCTAAAGGGACAAATCCGGCGCACGTTCGGGAAGAGCAGCTGGCCTACCTGGTGCAGAATGCGCCCGACCTGATAGCTGCTGCCAAGGATGCCGGTGCTCGTGAGCGATTGGTTGCTTTGTATGACGCCATCCTTGCGGCGGTGCGTGCCTGGGCTTATCGCACGTTCGAGTTTGCCCGGGAGCGTATGACGCTGACCGAGGCCGATTTTCGCGCGATGGCTGTGGCTGCGCTGCATGATGCTGTTCGCCGTGGTGAGCGTGCTGGTGTTGGGGCTATGGCTCCGGCTCCGGCTGCTCGCTCGGTTGGTGGGTTGGCTGATGCTTACACAAGAGGTGGCGATCAATTATCAGAGGCTTTGTCTGATATAGAGGCTCTCGTCGCCAAGTATAAGGATGAATTTCCTTCCTACTATAAAGGCTCATTGCCTGATGCCAATCGTGGCGCGGCTCGTATTGTTGAGAAATACTGGAACGAACTATCCGGTCGGACTCAGGAGTTTATTGGGCCGCGCGTTGCGCGCGACTGGGAAACGGGAGAGCAGATTCAGGCTGTTGATAGTGTTCGCGGTACTCATATTTTTGATTTGTATCAGGAACTTGAGAACCGAGAGTTTGTCAGCAACGGTTCCGTTGGCGGCGCGCAGTTGTTTGCTCTGGATGGTGGGCAGACTGCGACCGCTTTTGATGCGCAGGCAGCATTTGAGAAATACGGCGGGAATGGTGATATTGATGAATCGACAGACATCACTGCAAAATCAAACGCATTTTCTGACATGGCAGAGGCTGATGGTTATAGCGTTGCTGGGCGTGGCGATAAATACCTGACTATAAAAAAATTCTTTGGGAAAACTGAGGATGGGTACGATAAGGAAGTTATCTTAAATGTCAGAATTTCCGATCATTCAAATATAAACCGCGCGCAACATTTTGGCGAGCTTGATATAAATATTGCCCCTGACGACGGGCATCAACGGCATACGTTTAAAAACGCTCTGGATATAATTCGCTCCGCTTATGTTGACGAAGATTTGAAAACTGTTATACCTGGTTCTTCTAGCGTCAGTCTTTACCAGTACTCTCGCGGCTCAGTGCCAGATCCGTCTACATCTAAGGACGAGATGAAATCGGCGGACGAGGCCGTCAAGCGCGCAAAGTCTTATGCTTCCGTGCTGAGGGCTGCTGCTGACAAGCTGGAAAACGATGCGCAGGCTGCTGCGGCCATGCGTGCTGCGCTGCCGGACATTACGCCACAAGAGATTGACGATCTTCTCGGTCAGCTTCGCAAACAAGTAACGGGGCTGCGGTCTATGGCTCGTGCTACTCGCTCGATGCTGGACGCGGAGGGCACTGCGGCTGGTATGCAGGACGAGGCCATGCGCGCTGCAGATATGCTGGCTAATAATTTGCAAATGGCGGCGGCAATCGAGAAGCGCAACGCGGCGCTGAACCTGAACGTTCGCCTGAAGGCTTCATCGTTTGTGAACCAGTTCCGCGACAAGGGTCTGGATTTTGAGGGCTTTGCTGCGCTGTTGGCTGGCAGTCAGCGCGTTCGCTCTGGTGCTCGGTTATCGGTCGATGCTGAGTACAAGGGTTTTCGTGGTGAGTGGATGGGCGGCATGATTGCCGACATCGAGAAGCTGGGGCTTTGGCGCGAGTTTGTTGACGGGGCTTTTGACCGGGACATCTACGACGCTTTGCACCGGATGGGGACAGAATCGCCGGACTTCACCGGACTTCCGAAGGAAGCGGTCGATCTGGCAAAAGTGGTCAACAAATACCAGACCGATGCACGCAATACGCGGAACAGGTTTGGCGCTTGGATTCGTGACCTTAAAGGGTACATCACTCGTCAGTCGCACGATATGTTCAAGATCAGAGACGCTGGTGAGCAGGATTGGGTCGCTTACGTCAAGGAGCGCATTGACGTTGCCAAAATGACCAGGCTCGGGCTGATCTCGGAAAATGATCCGATGAGTTCGCTTCGCACAATGTACGACGACTTCGCGGCTGGCGTACACATGAAGGCGGTGGCGGGTGAGGATGACACTGCTGCGTTTGGTGTTGGCTCCAATCTTGCCAAGCGGGAATCCGTCAGCCGGGTTCTGTACTTCAAGGATGGCATCGCTGCGTTTGAGTATAACGAGCGCTTTGGTCAGGGTCGTCTAGCTGACAGCGTGCTGTCCGGTCTGGAGGCTTCGGCGCGTTCCGCTGCCCTGTTGAAAACCCTGGGGACAAATCCAGAGGCGACACTGACTCGGCTCTTAAATGAGTACGAGAACAGCCTGGTCGGTGATCCTGCTCGTCGGTCAAAGTTTCGCACGCAACGCGGCGCGATTATGAATATGCTGGCGCAGGTAGATGGTTCCACGCTTATTCCCGGAAACGTCACGGCGGCAAAGGTTGGCTCGTTTGTGCGCGCATGGACGGCGATGACTCGTCTGGGTGGCGCGCTGATTTCGTCGTCTACTGATCTGGCTGGTTATGGTGCAGAGCTTCGCTATCAGGGGAACAAGAATCTATTTTCCGGCGTGCTGGATGGTATCGGGCGCGCGACGCAGGGTCGCGCCAAAGGTGAGCAGCGCCAGGTGCTGGCTTCGCTGGGCGTGTTCCATGAATCGGTTATTGGCGCGGTTGCTGCCCGGTTCGATTCGCCAGAGCTGACCGGGCGAATGGCTTGGGGTATGCAGCAATTCTTCAAATGGAACGGCCTGAACTGGTGGACTGAATCCTTGCGCGATGGAGCGGCTTTGTCGCACTCTCACTACTTGGCGCAAAATGCCGGGAAGTCATTTGACAAGCTGAACGGCGAGCTTCAGCGCTTGTTGTCGCTTTACAACATTGACGCTGGGAAGTGGGACTTGCTGCGACTTGGCACCATGAAAATGGCAGACGGTCGCGCCTACATGACGCCTGACGCGCTGGCTACCGTTCCTCGGGCTGCTCTTGAGAACTACATCCAACTGGCGGGTCGGACGGTCAACGATGCGACTGTTCAGAACCTGCTGGACGATTTGTCTCAGGCTTTGCGTGTCATGTCGGTTGATCGCGCCCACCATGCGGTTCTTGAGCCAAATGCGCGTTCTAGGACGTGGATGCTGCGCGGCACGAAGCCTGGCACGGTTCCCGGTGAGATTCTTAGGTATATCGGCCAGTTTAAGTCGTTTTCTGTCGCAATGATCCAGATGGTGCTCGGGCGCGAGATTTACGGGCGCGGCTACGACACCTTGGGTGAGTACCTGAAAAAAGGCAAAGGCGACATGCTGGGTCTGGCCACAATGATCGGTCTGTACACCGCGTTTGGTTATGCGGCGATGTCGATCAAAGACATGCTGAAAGGGCGCGAACCGAGGCCGGTTGATGATCCACGGACGTGGTATGCAGCAATGGCGCAGGGCGGCGGTCTTGGTTTGTACGGCGATTTTCTGTTTGGTGAATATTCACGCATGGGCAGGACGTTTACCGCGTCACTGGCTGGCCCGGTAATCGGGAATCTGGATACGCTTGCCGATCTAATGACTCGGGCGCGCAATGGTGACGATATGGCTGGTTCTGCATTCAAGGCGCTACTAGACAACACACCGTTTATGAACCTGTTTTATCTGCGCCCCGTTTTGGACTACCTCGTTCTGTACCAAATTCAGGAGGCGCTGAACCCTGGGTTCTTGCGGCGAATGGAGGGGCGTATTATGCGCGATAACGGGCAGGATTTCATTTTCCCGCCATCTCAATTCGCGGCCGGGGTGTAGCGTTTTTCATATCATGTTGCTAGAATCTCACTGTTCGAGGGGTTGCGATGACCGTTAGTACATCCGTTTATAAAGCAGGGCCTTACGCTGGCTCCGGTACGACCGGGCCGTTTACGGTCACGTTTCGCTTTTTGGCAAATTCTCATTTGCGCGTAATAAAGACCAGCACGACTGGCTCTGAGACTACGCTAAATCTTGGTGTTGATTATTCAGTGACCGGGGCTGGTGGCGCTTCCGGCACAGTCACTCTCACGTCGCCATTGCTTACCGGCGAGAAGCTGACAATCGTTCGGAATGTTCCATTGACGCAAGAAACCGACTATGTGTTCGATGATTCATTTCAGGCTGAATCTCACGAGCAAGCGCTCGACAAGCTGACTATGATTACCCAGCAGCTGGCTGAAGAAGTCGACCGGGCTGTTAAGGTGTCGCCGTCATCGACCGACGACCCGGATGCCTTGATTGCCTCTATCAAAACGTCCGAGCAGAATGCGGCGGCTTCTGCTGCGTCTGCTGCGGCATCGTATGACCAATTTGATGACAGGTATTTGGGCGCTAAGACAAGCAATCCTACCTTGGATAATGATGGCAATGCTTTACAGGTAGGAGCGGAATATTGGAACAGTGTGTCTAATGAGCGTCGCACATGGACTGGCAGCGCATGGGTTTCTTCTATTACAGTGGTTCCTGATAATAGTGTTACAACTACTAAACTGGCTGATGCGTCGGTGACAACTGCGAAGCTGGCTGGTGCGTCGGTGACAACTGCGAAGCTGGCTGATGGTGCCGCAGTTGGGGCAAAATTAGGCTCAAAGATTCAGTCAATTTCTGCCTCGGTTTCTGGTAATGCTTTAACTATTTCTGCGTCATTGCTTTCTTTGGACTTTAGAAGCACAACATTAGGCTCCGGAACAGTAACGACTGTTACCGGAACCCCTGCCAATTTGGTCATTTCGTCAGGTTCTACATTAGGTACTGTAAATGCGGTGCAATCTGATATTGCTGTATTGGCAATAAATAATGCAGGCACGATTGAACTTGCTGCGGTAAACCTTGCGGGGGGCACTCGGCTTGATGAAGCTAATTTGATTACTACAACTGCCGAGGGTGGGGCAGGAGCGGCTGATAGCTCAACCGTTATTTACTCAACTACTGCACGAACGAACGTAGCTTATAGAGTTGTTGGGATTATACGCTCGACACAAGCAACAGCAGGAACTTGGGCGACTGCGCCGAGTTTGATTCAAGGGGCTGGTGGACAAGCTATAACTGCAATGGGTAGTATTGGCTATGGTCAGACTTGGCAGGATGTTTCAGGAAGCAGGACTCTCGGAACGACTTATTACAACACTACAGGGAAGCCGATTCAGGTTGCCGTTTCTGCAAGCTGTTCAAGTGGAACGGGCGTAATGACAGCAACTGTAAACAGTCTAGGTATCCAGTCCAATTCTGCTGCGGCTGCATTTAATACGACTATGGTTTTCATAGTTCCGGCTGGTGCTAGTTACACAAGTGACATTACAGCCACTAAAGTTTTGTCGTCTTGGTATGAACTTCGTTAAGGAAACCAAAATGCCCTACTACAAAGCACCCGACAATTCACTGCACTTTCTCGAAGATAACGCTTATGCTTATTTGCTTCCGGCTGGCGCAATTCAGATTACAGAGGCTGAGGCTGATGCAATACGTGCGGCAGAATTAACTAACCCGCCACCCGTTCCTGTCATTACAAGCGTCACAATGCGACAGGCACGTCTGGCGCTATTGCAACAAGGCTTGCTCACTCAAGTCAATAATGCAGTCGCATCAATGCCGGGCGCTCAAGGCGATGCGGTACGTATTGAGTGGGAATTTTCTAGTACTGTTGAGCGAAACAGACCGCTTGTTCAGTCTTTATCCGCGACACTTGGGATGACATCTCAACAACTCGATGACTTATTTGCACTAGCAGCGACACTATGAAGATCGCCTGCTACATCGGATCGCACAAAAATGACAGGCTTTCTGTTCGGCTTGGTTGGTCGCTTGTTAGGTTTGTGCAGCGCGGACATTTTTGCAACGTCACGCATGTCGAGGCTATACTTGCTGAGTATGATGACGGCACGTTTGATATTGGCAGTTCGTCATTGCGTGACGGCGGCGTCCGTATAAAATATCGAGTGCATCTAAATCCTGAGAACTGGCTAATTATTGACGTGCCGGTTTTTAGCACTCTGCATGCGGTGCGCTGGTTCAATAAGCACAATGGTGAAAAGTACGACACGCTCGGCGCGTTTGCTTCGGCGTTTCCGTTTCGTTTAAATAGTAGAAATAAGTGGTTTTGCAACGAGGCGGTTGGAGCGGCGGCTGGTCTTAATAGTCCGGAAATTTTTGGGCCAGCGCAGTTTGCCAGCGTTTGTGCAACATTAGGTAATGTGGTTTTGCCAAAGAAAGAAGTAAAGTTTTCGAGGGGTGGTGTTATATGGTCGACCCAATAGACCCGCGCGAGTTGCGGTGGAAGTATTCTTCACTCAATGAGGAACATCCTGGCGGGATCGACCCGGTAAAGTACGGCGTTCTTTGGCAGCGCGTCCAGGAAATGGACAAAAAGATCGATAAGATGGAATCTAAGATCGAGGAATTGCTGGCGCTTGCAAATCGTGGGCGCGGCGGTTTGTGGATGGGTATGACGTTTATTTCAGTTTCTTCTGCGATTGTTGGCTATATCATCAGTATTTTTCTTAAGCGATAGGGGCTTGCTATGAATTTTGATCAAGCGTTTGATGTTCTGCTTAAGCATGAGGGCGACTACAGCGATCATGCTGACGATCCTGGCGGTCGGACGCGATTTGGTATCACCGAGGCCGTTGCGCGAAAGCACGGCTATACTGGTGATATGCGCCAGCTTCCCGTGAGTGCGGCAAAGGCAATCTATCGTGCAGACTATTGGGACGCTGTTCGTGCAGATGATCTGCCTGCTGAGATTCGCTACGTTGTATTTGATGGCGCGGTAAATTCTGGAGTTGGTCAGTCTGTTCGTTGGGTTCAGCGTGCCTTGGACGTTGCTGACGATGGACGTATCGGGCCAGTGACTTTGGCGGCTGCTCGTGCTGCTGATGGGAAGAGTTTGAAGGCTGCTATTTTGGCGCAGCGTCTGCGTTTCATGACGCGCCTGTCGAACTGGCCTTCGTTCTCGCGCGGCTGGGCTGTTCGTATTGCTGATTTGATGGAGGGTTAGATGGACCCGGTTTCTATTGCTATGACTCTCGCGCCCTACGCGCCCAAAATTATCAAATGGCTTTCTGGTAGCGATAAAGCCGAGCAAGCGGCAGAGCAGGTCGTCCAGGTGGCTCAAGCAATCACCGGGAAAGACGACGCTTTGCAAGCTGTTGAAGCGATCAAGGCAGATCCGGCTCTTGCGCTTCAGTTTCGTCAGTCCGTTATGGCGAACGAGCGAGAGTGGGATGCTATGTATTTGGTAGACCGGCAAAACGCGCGCGCACGCGATACAGAGTACGTCAAAGCTGGGCGGCAAAACTGGCGCGCCGATGTTCTAGCTGTTTTGGCCGTGGGTGGGCTTGTAGTTTGCGTTTGGTTTATCGCTCGTGACGCTGATCTTCCTGAACGTGCGGTCAATGCCATTATGTTTGTGGCTGGCGTTCTGGCTGCGGCTGTTCGTGACGTTTACTCGTTTGAGTTCGGCTCAAGTCGTGGCAGTCGTGATAAAGACAACGTTCTTGCATCTATGCGAAACAAGGGAGGCGTATGACGCAAAGAGTACCGGCTGCCGTAGGCAGTCCGGTGCAGCGACGGGTTAGCCGGAACCCTTGACGCCGGCAAAACGAAAGGAAATATGGAACCGAACCTGAACTTTGGCGAAGCACTGCAACTGCTCAAAGACGGCAAGAAGGTTGCGCGACGCGGCTGGAATGGCAAGGGCCTGTGGCTTGAACTGCAGGTGCCCGATGCTCACAGCAAGATGACCCTGCCCTACATCTTCATGAGCTACCCGGCCGACGCGCAAAACACGCCGGGCGCCCGCGTGCCGTGGCTGGCCTCGCAGACGGACGTGCTGGGCGACGACTGGCACCGCGTGCCCTAAACGACGCAATGCCGGCACCGCGTGTATTGGTGCCGGCTAACAGGGATCAGTGTCGTTCGCTGCGCTGGGGTCGAGCAGATCGGTCAGTAGTTTCTCGGCTGCGATAATGGTGGATGCCAGGAAAATAACTGCTTGTTCTTTCTTGCCTGTTTCGAGCAGATTGGGCAGTCGTCTGGCGGCTTCTTGAATTTTGATTAAATGTTCGGCTTGGTTCATGGCTGTCCTTGGTCAGTAGTTATCTGGTCGGGTATCGTTTGTTTTCACGCGCTTTGCGGCGGTCGTTGCGGGTTGGTTTGGTCATTTCTCACCTCTCGTCCCAAATGTCGAGTTCAGCGCAAACCGCCTCCATTCCCGGCCTCGCCTTATAAGTGACCAGTTCGCCACGATCATCAATGGCCGTGACGCGGCGGTAAGCCTGGCCAGGAAGAATGCACCACTTATCAGCCTCGGCTGCCTCGACTAATAGGCGCTGGTCTGCTGTTTCGCAATGCGCGGCTGTGTATCCAGACTTCAGCCACTGTGCGCTGGCGTCGCAGCGGTGCTGCTTTTTTGCAGTCACAATCTTGTCAGACAAAATTCTGTCAGTCATTTTTCACCCCTTGCTAGTATGGCTTCCTCAATATCTTCAGCGTCTCTACCAGCGGCCACTTCGCTACAAAGTGCGGCACGTAGGGCATCGGCTTCGGAGCCGAGAAAATCAAAAAGGGTCTCAAACCTGTTAATCCAAATGGTGTCTGTAATTTTCCCTTGTTCATTTGCCGCTTCGAGCGTGATGATTGCGGCCTCAATCGTTGTTAGCGCCTGTTGTGCGGCTTCTCTAAGTTTGTCAGTCATTCTTCATACCCTTCCATTATCAAATCAGCACATTCATGTAAAGCATCGAAAGCAAGTGGGCTTCGTCCGTTTGCTTCTGCGTAACATAGCTCGGCACACTCTTTGCGTACTTTTGCTTCAAAAGTTTTTTCGCGCTCATCATGCGAAGTCTGGTCAGACATCACTGCTCTAGCCAATGCTTCACAAGTTGTCAGCTTATTTTTCAGCTTGTCGTGCAGCGGTTCCCAGTATTCCATGTCAACAGAAGTTGTTTCAAAGTTTGGGTTTTCGACTAGCTGCTCAATTAGTCGCAGCTTTATTTCAAGCCTGTCGTCTTTACTCATTTTGCCCCCATTCCTGTTCTAGTGTAATCGTTGGCGATGCGTCACAAGAGTCGGCCAGGTATGTGATCGTTGCCACAAAAATCACACCAATGATTGCAACGACGCGATTTTCTATCGACCATTGACTTGGGTCTATTTGCCAAAAGACAAACGATGTTGTCAGGTACGATACCGCGATTGGCAGTATTACAAGTTTCATCATTTTCATTTCATTCCTTTTCACATAACTTAACGTTTAAGCGGATTCGCTACGCTCACCACTGAACTCGGCGTTAGGCCACACGGCCCCGCTTCCACGCGCGCAGCCAGTACGGCAGCCGCAGTGCCAGCGCCATCAAGATAAACGGCAAAGCCCACCATCTGGATTCCGACGCCAACCACACGTTGGCAAGCACTATTTGCGCCCAGAAAGCCATATCTTCGGCAGTTGTTGGGTTTCCCATCATTTTCATTTCATTCCTTTCAAGTATCGTTTAAGCCTCATTGAGGGCATTCTTCTGTGGCGCGTCTTTTTTTCTTGGTTCTGTGGCGCGTCTTTTTTTCTTGGATAGAATTGGTTAATGAACGGCGAATCAATTTGAGTGTAATCGCGCTTCGGAATTCTTGGATGGTAAACCCAACAAAAAATGGAGCAGCCTCCTCGATACACTTCGCTTTGCAGGTAAAAAACGCGCCTGTAGCCAAGGAAGTTCATAAAGCGCCACCAAAATGTGCGCTTGCTTATGTTTATGTCATTCATTTTTGCTTTCAGCGCTTCAAGTAGTTCGCGCTCATCTGCTCGTACTTTTGCTTCGAGTAATTCAGCGAAGCGAAACATCTGTTCTGTGCGCTTGCTTATGTCATTCATTTCATTCCTTTCAAGCGGGAGGCTCTAATCGAGCATCCCAATTTTTTGAGAAACTGAACGGCAGGCGACCGTAAATCATGGCCAGCCTGCGTTCCTCTGTGCTCAGTTCGCACTGGCGTACTGCCTTCCTGGGCGGTGGCGGTGTCACGCTGTCCTGTTTGACCACGGTTTGCTTCACCACGGCCTGTTTGACCACGGACTGCTTCACCACGGACTGTTTCGCCACAGGTTTACCCATCAAATAGATCATTTCATGTTCCCGAGAAGCCAGTCATCGACGTCTTGTTTTCGGTATCTGATTGCGCTTCGGCGGCCTTCGCCCATCTTGATAAACCTGGGGCCTTGGCCGAGGAACCGCCAGCGCTCCAGTGTGCCGATGTGGACTTGAAGCGCTTCAGCGACCTGCTCGGGTGTCATGATGTCAGGGGCGGTTGTGATCATGGCTGCTCTCTCAGATGGGCGAGTCATCGGTCTGCGGCATCTCGGCGGTCTGCGGCATCTCGATCACGTTGTCGTCTTGCGCTTGTTCTGGCTTTGACGGCGCTGCATCGGCTACACGCTGCAGCCTGCTCGGGCGCTTCGCTGCTGGCTCTGCGGCTGGCTCTGCGGCTTCTTGCTGGGCTGGAGCGGTTTCCGTGGCGGGTGGCATAAAAAGATCGTCGTCCTCGCGGATCACACCGTCGATGTCAGTGCTTAGTGGCAGACGCTTGGCATGGCGGCGCACCACGGTTTTCTTGGCCATCTCAGCAAAATCGGTGACCCAGGGGCCGGACTGACCGGAGCGGCTGCGGCGGCGTATCGCTTCGACATCCTCGACCGACATCACCTCGCGGGACTTTTCGCCGTCCTTCATGGTCACGATGCTGTACACGGCGATCATCTTGCCCCGGCTGGCCAGCGTCGGCTTGTGAGTGATGTGCTCGTCGTCGCCCAGGCAGAAGTCGAAGCTGTCGTTTTCGTAGACTGCTTGGACTGACCAGGTGCTGATCTCGCCAGAGTTGCGGACTAGTTTCATGATTCCGGCGACCATCGGCATCCACTGTGCCTGGTCCTTGAAGGTAACGATGGCACCTTCTCGACCGTCCGGCATCAGACCCATCTGCGCGGCTTTTGTGGCGGCTGCGAACAGCGTCCGGCGGTCAGCCTGCATAAGCTGCGGGTTGGTCTGGACGGCGGTCAGTGTCGTGCGGACAAAGCGTTCGACCGGGACGTGAGACGGTAGCGCGGCTTTGAATTGTGGAGCCATTTTTTCGATGGCGGTTCGTACTTCTACTACTGCTGTGCTGCTCATACTTGCTCCTTGGTTGGTTGGTTGGTGTTGCGATTTTCGCATCAGTATAACCTAGTTTTTGCGGCTTGTGTTGGTTATTCTCATGTTTCTGTAGCCTTTTCGTCCACCATACGTCTGGCCGACCATGTCGGCGGTGATCACTGTTGGCGGCGTATCCGCGATCATACTGGCGCTTATTTTCCAGCCTTGTCCGATGACTTTCTCGGCATCGCCAATTGCGGTAAGCAGCATTGCTTTGGCGATCTCGGCGTCGTCTTTGGCGTTGTCTGCCAGCGCTTTGGCCGTTTTGTAGTTGGTCACCATCGTTTCGATATTCGCATCGTTGCTGGCATCAAGGACTTTACCTGGGTCAGCGTACTGGTGCAGCCGGATCACTGCCTGGGCATCGTCGGGCATGATTGGCGGCGGTTCCTCACCGGCAGCGACCGTGCGCCAGAATTCTGCGACCCGGTGACGTATGGCGCGGATCACTTCCTCGTCGCGCTCTCGCTCTATCACTACCGTTCTGTTGCCACCGATCAGTGCGCCGATGTAAGCGCGCTTGAGACCGGACACGGCCATTTGGTGCTGCACTTGCATTTCGATATGCTCGGGCGCTTCGACCGTGCCGTCGTCGTGCTCGATCCAGCCGTCGCGGAATGCCATGTAGTCGACGTTTTTGATCTCAAGGTGCGCTGCTCCGTCCGGGTGATTGGTGATCAGAAAGTCAAAAGAGGCTCCGATCCGTGCGTCCGGGTCGCGCATGTATTCTTTCATCGGGCGTATTTCCCATCCACGCTCCTCGGCGATGCCGTGCGCGATGGCGGACTCCAAGCGGTTGCCCCACTTCATGCGCTCGTTGGCTTTGAATTCCGGCGCTGTGCCGCTGTGTTTGCGATGCCACAGCTCGTAATGGGTCACGTAGGGCGACATACCAAAAAGGGCGGCAGATTCGGTGCTGGTCACGTCACGCTGGCGGTGCGCCAGCCATTCTGCCTCGGTAGTGTATTGGATTACTTCTGTTGTCATTTCATGCACTCCCAATACTTGCCGTTGAATACTGGCTTGCCACCGTTTTTTACGCACAATGCGCGGTATTCTTCTGATGCAGGGTCTTTAACAGTGAAAACACTATGCGCGAATGCAAAAAATACAAAACTAGAAGCCACCGCAATTACCACTGTAATTACAGTTTCAAAAATAGCATCTTTCATGTGTTTTTTTCCTTTAGTTTGGCTTCAATGGCTCGGGCAAACGCGATCATTGCCTCGCCAACAATGACGATGCCGCGCTGATCTGCGGTCTGTCTGATCTCCTCCTCATCCGTCAGCCCTTGCCATTCGCGTTGTTGTGGGGTGGTGTAGAGCCGAGCACCGATCGGAATGTCTTCCGGGTTTATGAGCCACGCAAAATAGCGCCCCAAAGGGGTGTGCCAGACAATGCCCGCAGCCACTGGCTCCTGCTCTGGCTGCGCTAGTCGTTCGCGTAGGGCTGTCGCCAGTTTTGTGGGGTAAGCAAAGTTACCTCCCACCAAAAAATCTAGCGCTTGCTGCATTATTTCTCGGTCAATTTTGTCAGTCATTTAATGCACTCCCAATTTCAGCAGCAGCTTTGACGATGGCGCGGCGGGTGGCACACATCCAATCGTCGGAGTTATCGCAAATGCGAATCTCACCACCATCTGCGTGTGCCTCTCGCAGAGATACTCTCATCCCGAGGTGCATTGCCAGCCGCTGTGCATCGCCATCGTCGGTGAGCGGGTTCCATAACTTGTCGTCAACCAGCGGTGCGCCTTTGTCGTGCCAATCTTTGCCCCACTTTAAGCTGTACCCAGCCGCCCTCGCAGCCAGTTCTAGCAGTTCGCGGTCAGTCGTGTCAGTCATTTTTTTTCCTTCCTGCTTCTTGGTGCAATAAACAGAGGTTTTTCAATTGTGTAGAAGCGTTTGCCTGACGACGCGTACTTAGCCAGCAGTGTGGCGCTCATATCTGCTTCGGATGCGCTGGCGTAAATTGCTACCACTTCTACGCTTTCTTGAAAGTGTAGACGCAACGATTCAGGGACTGTGACTGTGTTTGTGTTTGGTGGGTCGTTGTCAATCTCAGTTGATTGAGACACAGGAAATTGACCGCGATTAACCATAACTACGTATGCTGTTTTTGCGCTCATAAGACCCCCGCGACGCCAAGGCCAACAATCACAGCAAATCCGATCAAACAGACAACCAGCACTATTCGGTCTGCTAATGAGTTTTCCTCACCTAAAAGAGCGCTCTGCAGGCGCTCCATGTCTGGGTCTGGTACGTACGCTTGTTTACGCACGTATGCGGAGCCTATTTTTACTTTCATCTTAATTCCTTTACCCCGAATTCCGTCGGGCGGCGGTGCAACGGGCGTTGCGATAATCGCATCATGCCACAAAATTATAATTAGTCAACACATAGCCTTATTGCTTTGTGTGGTTATTTGCTGTGTTGCGCTGGCGCTACATTCACGGCTGGATCAGTAAGACGGGCGCTGCCCATTCCAGGCCGGCTTCGGTGATTCGACTCGACTGGTGTATTGCGTACTTTCCTTGGGCGTAGCCTAGGCGCGGGTATGCGACCGTCATCATTCCACCAGCCATGCGTTGCTGATGCCACATCTAGCGAGGCTTGGCAATCGTTGTTATAATCACAACACCTAAACTCTAATTTTAATCATGACCCCTGCTGACAAAGTGATCGAAGTTTTTGGTGGCATCCGTGCCGTAGCGAAGCTAGTCGGGCGAAATCCCTCGAGCATCCAGCGCTGGAAGAAGCCTCGCTCAGAGCGCGGGACGGGCGGCGCTGTGCCTACCGCGTGCCAGGGTAGGCTGCTGGCAATTGCGCGCGAGCGGGGTATCACGCTGACAGCTGACGACCTGATCATGACAACCGATACGCGCAACCACGTGGTTTGACGTATGACGATGGTAGAAATTACATGCAAGTGCTGTGTCTTGCAAAAGCCAGAGGACCAGTTCCATCTCAGGAAAGAAACTGGACGCCGCAGGACTACGTGCAAGCAGTGCTGGCGGGTCAAGACAGACGCTTGGGCTAAAGCCAATATTGAGCGACGTCGCGCCATTTCGCTGAAGTGGGCCAAGGCGAATCCTGAGTATTTGAAAAACAAGAAAACTGAGTACAGGGCAAAAGATCCTGTGCGTATGAGGAAGTGGGCGATTGAAAACCCCGAAAAAATGAAGGCGTGCCAAGATCGGTGGTATGAAAACAACAAGGAAAAAAAAGCGGAGCATGCCGCAAACCGTCGGGCGCGTATGCGGAATGCCGTTCCGTCGTGGGCGAACAGGTTTTTTGTTGAGGAAGCGTACCGCCTTGCAAAACTTCGGACGCAGATGTTCGGCTTCCGATGGGAAGTCGATCACATCGTCCCGTTGGCTGGCAAGTTGGTTTGCGGGTTGCACGTAGAGACGAACCTGCGGGTTATCCCTTGCACCGAAAACAGAGTGAAAGGCCACCACCGATGGCCTGACATGCCATGAACCTCCGCCATCGCCAGATCAAAGCGGTGGAAGACGTCACCGCGGCATACCGTGCAGGCTATAGGGCGCCTGTCATGATCGCGCCTACTGGATTCGGCAAGACCCACACCAGCGTCACGATCATTCGCCGCGCGCTCGACAAGGGCAAGCGGGTTTGGTTCCTGGCGCACCTCAAAGAGATTCTGAACGCGACGTCTGAAAAACTGTTTGCCGAGGGCATCCAGCATGGGTGGATCGCTGCCGGCCGGATCGTTGATCGGAGACAGGCTGTGCAGGTTTGCATGGTGCAGACCTTGGTTCGGCGGCTTGATCGGTATGCGCCACCCGATCTGATGATCGTCGACGAGGCGCATTTGACCGTTGCCCAGACTTATCAGTCCATTTTCGAGTGGGCAAAAGCTGGTCCGAAATACGGTCGGCCTGGCGGCGCTCATCTGCTGCACCTGACTGCCACCCCCCAGCGGCTCGATGGGCGCGGCATGGGTGAGGTGGCCGACATTCTGATCCCGACCTGCACCACGGGCGAGCTGATCGAGGAAGGGTTGCTGTCGCCCATCCGGTATTTTGCCCCCAGCGCGCCGGATCTGCAGGCGGTTCGCAAGGTGGCCGGCGAGTTCAACCAGGGCGATCTGGCGGACGTGATGGACAAACCAAAAATCACCGGCTCGGCAGTCGCGCACTATCGCAAGCTGGCGCAGGGGCGGCCTGCTATCGCGTTCTGCGTTTCCATCCAGCACGCCGAGCATGTGGCCGCCGAGTTCCGTGCTGCCGGGTATCGCGCCGTTGCCATCTCGGGTGAGTCCGATGCCGTCGAGCGTGATGCAGCGCTGCGCGATGTGCAGGCTGGCCGGGTGGACGTGGTGTGCAACTGCGCGCTGTGGGTGGCCGGCGTCGATGCGCCAGCGGTGTCGTGCATCATCCTGTTGTCGCCCACCCATTCGGTGACGAAGTATCTCCAGTCGGTGGGCCGTGGTCTGCGGACGCACCCCGGAAAACATGACTGCGTGATCCTCGATCATGCCGGCAATGCGCTCCGGCACGGCTTACCAACCGATCCGCGCGAGTGGTCGCTGGAGGGTTCGGGCGCCAAGAAGACGGGGCAAAAATCCGAGGTGCCGGTGAAGGTGTGCCCGTCGTGTTTCGCCACAGTCCATTCGGCCACGACCCACTGTTCCTGTGGCCACCAGTTCGTCACCCAAGCCCGCGAGGTTGACCACGTCGATGGCGATCTTCAGGAAGTCGATCCGAGCCTGGTGCGGAGGCAGCAGCTGCACAAGCAGAGTAAGGCCAAAACCGAAGCCGACTTGGTGGCGATTGGACGCTCTCGCGGGATGAAGCGGCCTGAACTGTGGGCCCGGCACGTGATGCGCGCGCGCATGGCGAAGTATGGGGCGCGGGCATGACCTGCCTCGGCTGCCAGCGGTGCGAGACCGGGCCGATGGTCACTCTGATCTCTGGTCAGCAGGTCTGTAACTACTGCCCCGACTGGCGGGTTGAGTGCGAGGCGCGTCACGTCGCGTCGATGGAAACACTGCGCGAGCGGCGTGAATATTTACAGCACGTACATCAGAAGCGCGGCTCCGAGGCGTATCTCGAAATTGCTGGGCTGGTGAAGCAAATATGGGATCGGCGGTCGGATGCGTGAGTCTGACTTGATGCGCTCGATCATGCTTGCCTTGTCTGGCGCTGGTCACTTCGTCTTTCGCTGCAATGTTGGGCTTTTCTACACCAAGGATGGACGTCCGGTGAGGGCTGGGCTGCCTACCGGGTTCAGTGACTTGGCCGGACATCGTGCAGGCGATGCGCGTGCTTTTTACATCGAGGTCAAGTCGCAGAATGGGCACGTAAGCACCGAGCAGCGCGATTTTATCAACGCTATGCAAAAAAGAGGCGCTTTGTCCGGTGTGGCGCGGTCAGTGTCCGATGCCCTGGACATCGTATCTGGCCGGTCGATCTGATGCGTTTTTCGCACCATTTTCCTACATTCTGAGTTATACTCGAATCACACGGGATAGGGTCGCTCCCGAAAAGACGCTTCATCACCGTCCTGCCCGTGTACCACTAGTGATGCTTCTTTGATGGGGAAGATTTTGGATATTATTACTTTTGGTGATTGCCGTGACACTATGCGTCGCTGGGCGGCTGATGGTGTACGTGCTCAGACTTGTGTTACAAGCCCACCTTATTTCGGACTACGCGACTACGGTCATCCCGGTCAGATTGGCCTGGAAAAAACCCCAGAGGAATACATTGCGGCGATGGTCGAGGTGTTTCGATGCGTTAAGGATGTGCTGGCCGATGACGGAACGCTGTGGCTGAACATCGGGGATAGCTATGTGGGTGCGATGAGCCAGCACAAGGACAGCGGCAGCTTTGGCGAGACATCGTGCATCAGCAAAAAAACCAAAAGCGGCATACCGCAGACAGGTCGAGTTGAGCGCAACCGTTTACTGAGAGAGAACGGCCTAAAGCCCAAGGACCTGATCGGCATCCCTTGGATGCTGGCCTTCGCCCTTCGTGCTGATGGTTGGTATCTGCGCCAGGACATCATCTGGCACAAGCCGAACCCGATGCCCGAGAGCGTGCGCGACCGCTGTACGAAGGCGCACGAATACATATTTCTGTTGTCAAAGTCGGAACGGTATTTTTTTGACAGCGAGGCGATCAAAGAACCTGCTGTCACGAAAGAGAATAGACCCGCCGGTATCGTTCGGGATCGTGTTTTCCAATACGATTCTAAGCAGGCCGAGCCAAGAAAACAGCGCAGTAAGCGCGACACATTCAAGCGCGACAACAGCAAACGTGAGCAACCTATTCCAGGTCAAGATTACGGAACACACCGGCCAGATAGAGAGGAATCATCCTACGACACAGACACCCGAAATCGCCGTAGCGTATGGACAGTCGCCACCCGGCCATACAAAGGCGCGCACTTCGCTACTTTCCCACCCGCGCTGATCGAGCCATGCATCTTGGCTGGCAGTCGTCCTGGCGACATTGTGCTTGACCCATTCATGGGCAGCGGCACGACTGCAGCAGTGTCCGTGCAGCATGGTAGGCATTATCTTGGCTGTGAGTTGAATCCGGAATACGGCGACTTGCAGCGCGAGCGCATTGATGCGGTTTCCGCATCGCGCCATCAGCTTGGTCTGAATCTGGAGGCTGTATGAGCCATGCGGACCAATTCAGGGCAGCTATTGCTGCAGCTGGGCTGACGCCACCGGATCAAATCATCGGCGACGGCAAGCTGCACAGATTCAGCACAAACGGCAAACCGCGCGACGAGGCTGGCTACTACATATTTCACGATGACGACCGTCCGGCTGGAGCTTTTGGCTGCTGGCGTTCTCAGATCAGCGGGAGTTGGAAGGCCGATTCACATGCCGAGTTTACGCCAGAGCAGCGCAAGGAGTGGGCAGATCGCAAGCGTCAGATTGAGGAGCAGCGCGAGGCCGAGAGGCAGGCTGCTACTGCGCGTGCGGCTGAGACGGCGGCTAAGATGTGGGAGGCAGGTCATGACGCTGCGGATCGCGCGCACGACTACCTGTCGCGCAAGAAAATACCGGGCATCGGCGCACGTGTGCTGCGTGATATGCTGCTGATACCCATGCGTCTTGCGCCCGGCGCGCTGTGTGGCTTGCAGGTCATCCAGCCGGACGGCAGTCGTAAATTTCTAACCGGCACGCCGGCTGGTGGCGCATATACCACCATCGGCAGGCCGACTAAAACGGGGCCGATAGTGATCTGCGAGGGCTACGCCACGGGCGTGTCGATCCACTTGGCCACAGGTTATTGTGTGGTGGTGGCGTTCTCGGCGGGTAATTTGTCGGCTGTGGCGGCTAAGATCAGGGCGGCTTTGCCTGACGCTGTGATGGTCATTGCGGCGGACGATGATTTTAAGACGGACGGCAATCCTGGGCTATCGCGCTCGCGTGAGGCATCTGTGGCCGTGTCTGGTCTGGTGGCCATACCGCACTGGTCTGGTGACCGTGGCGATGGCACTGATTTTAATGACCTGCACAGCATGGAGGGCATCGAGGCCGTTCGTGCCTGCTTTGACGATCCAGCGCCGCCTGCGCCTGATACTATAGAGCCGGACAAGGCGCAGAGTGTCCAGGCCGGGCAGCCAAAAAACCGCGCCAGCAGCGCAGTCGCGTCGTCTCCTGCGTCGGGCGCTGCATCTCTCGTTGATTATTACGCACCGTTGCCGGACACCAACGATAAAGGGAAGCCACTCGCCACCATCGAAAACGTTGCCGAGATATGTCGGCGTTTGTCTATCGTGGTGCGCTACAACGTCATCAGTAAACAAGAAGAGATACTCATACCGCGCGCCGGGTTTTCTATCGACAATCGCCAGAATGCCAGCCTTTCCTGGCTGCTGTCAGAGTGCGCGAAGTTCCGACTGCCCGTCGACCGCGTGCCGGACTTTGTGACGTACCTGGCTGACAAAAATCAATATAACCCGGTAGCTCAGTGGATCACCAGCAAACCGTGGGACGGGCGCGACAGGCTGGCTGATCTGGTGGCCACGGTGCGTGCTCGGTCTGAGTCCTTTGATGCGCGCGTGGCCGAGATGAAGCGGGTGTTCATTAAGCGCTGGATGATCTCGGCTGTGGCTGCTGCCTTCTGTCCGACCGGCGTGTCGGCGCATGGCGTTCTGGTGTTTCAGGGTGCTCAGTATGTCGGAAAGACGAAGTGGTTTAAGTCGCTAGTTCCAGCCGAGCTTGGTGTGCTCAAGGACGGGATGCTGCTGCGACCGGACGACCGTGACAGCGTCATGAAGTGCGTGTCGAATTGGCTGGTGGAGCTGGGCGAGATCGATGCGACATTCCGCAAATCAGACGTGGCGGCGCTGAAATCCTTTCTCACAAGCGACCGGGACGTGCTTCGGAAAGCATACGCTCGGCGCGAGTCAGAGTTTGCCAGGCGTACTGTATTTTTTGCCAGTGTGAACCCCAAGAACTATTTACACGACGACACTGGAAACCGGCGCTACTGGACGATTGAGGTGGAGTCGTTGGACTATAACCACTCCATTGATATGCAGCAGTGCTGGGCGCAAATCTACGAGCAGCTGTACGTGCCGGGCGAGAGCTGGTTCCTGACGGCGCGGGAGTTGGAAACCCTCAACAGCCACAACGAGGATTTCCTTGTGATCGACCCCATCGAGGATTTGATCACAAAAAAACTGCGATGGGACGACCCGAAGAGCGCCTGGAATTGGACGACAGCCACCGAGGTTTTAGTGACACTTGGTAGGCAGAACTGCACTAAGGCGGAGGTGACCAAGGCCGGGTTGGTGTTGCGAAAATTGAACGGGGATTCTTGGAAGCGTACCGGAGCGGCTCGTTTACTGCTTGTTCCTGACACCTTTAAGGACACCTTTGGGCGATGTGTCAGTGATTCAGGATATTGATTTTATTGGGAAAAAGACACTATGACACCTAATGACACTATATATATATGTATTATATAAATATAAGGGGGAAGGGTAGGCGTAAGGGGCGCGCACACGAAACGGGCGCGTAATAGGAAAAGCTGGTCATGGCGTCATTGGTTGTCATTGGCGATTCTGGCTGTGATATTGCGATTTTCACATCACTTGGGGTAACATCTGACTATGGAAACACTGGAGTACCTTCTGTACATGATCGCCGTGCCGGTTTGCTACGTGCTGCTGGTGGAGATCATCGACCGCATGGGGATGCGCTGATGGCTGGCAAGCGCAGAACCGTCGAGGAGCGCGCGGATATTGCCGACAAGGTGATTGAGCGCATCGCGTCTGAAACGGACGGCCTGAGAGCGATCTGTGCCGACTATGGCGTGTCGGCTAGTCGGTTTATGGATTGGGTCGATAAGTCCCCGGAACTCGCGGAACGGTACGCGCGCGCGAAACGACTGCAGGCCGAGTTGCTGGCCGCTGAGATTGTCGCCATTGCTGATGAGGTTGAAGTTGAGGCGAAATACCAAGGCGAGGACATAAAGCTCGATCTCAGTGCAAACACCATTGCCCGTAACAGGCTGCGCGTGGATGCCCGCAAGTGGGTGGCCTCCAAGCTGCTGCCAAAGGTCTACGGCGACAAACTCGCCATTGGCGGCGCGGAGGATCTGCCGCCGGTGCAGACCAACGTCGTGCTGGAACCGTCCGAGGCTTACAAGCGGATGCTCGGGGGTGGTGCGTGAGCCAGTCTCGCCTGATGTCCGTGGTTGAGTCCGTGACTAATGTGGCCGTTGGCTATGGCGTTGCTGTCGGCACTCAGATGGCTGTTTTCCCGTTTTTTGGCATCGAGGCCAGCCTGTCGGATAACCTCGCCATCGGCGCGATCTTCACGGTTGTGTCGCTGGTGCGTTCCTACGCGCTGCGTCGTCTGTTCAATCGGTGGACTCGTCGTGCCTGATCTTGACTGGCGTGCGCCTGACTATGCGCCCGTTTTCAAGCAGCGCATCGAGCGTTTGAGGCGCTTACGCGCTGACCCGTCCGTGCTGGCGGGCGTAAAAAAGCACTATGCAGACCATCCGGTCGACTTCATCAACGATTGGGGTATGACCTTTGATCCGCGCAACATCGAGCGCGACATCGAGGGCGTGACGCCATTCCTGCTGTTTCCGCGCCAGGCTGAGTTCGTTGATTGGGTGGTGTCTCGCTGGCTTGGCCGTGAGGATGGCCTTGTCGAGAAGTCGCGCGACATGGGCGTGTCTTGGCTTTGCGTGGCGATTGCTGTCTGGATGTGGCTGTTCAAGCCTGGCACCGTGATCGGGTTCGGCTCGCGCAAGGAGGAGTACGTCGACAAGCTGGGCGACCCGAAGTCGTTATTCTGGAAGGCGCGGCAGTTCATTGCTTTGCTTCCTGCCGAGTTCCAGCCTGTTGGCTACATCGAGCGCACTCATGCGCCGGCCATGCGGATCATCAATCCCGAGAATGGCTCGGCGATTGTTGGTGAGTCTGGCGACAACATCGGGCGTGGCAACCGGACATCGATCTACTTTAAGGACGAGAGCGCGTTCTACGAGCGTCCCGAGGCGATTGACGCTGCCTTGTCCCAGACATCAAACTGCAAGATTGACGTTTCTACGCCTAATGGCGCTGGCAATCCGTTTTATCGTAAGCGTATGTCCGGTCGCATTCCGGTGTTCGTATTCGACTGGAAGGATGACCCGCGCAAGGATCAGGCTTGGTACGACAAGCAGTGCTCTACGCTCGATCCGGTGATTGTGGCGCAGGAAATCGACCGCGACTACACCGCGTCCGTGTCGAATGCCTTCATCTCTGGCGACATCGTGACGTCCTGCCTGTCCCGTGGCCCGGCGGACATTCGCGCGGTTGGACCGCTCCAGGTGGGCGTGGACGTGGCCAGGTTTGGTGACGACAAGACCGTGATCACGTTCAGGCAGGGGCGCGTCGTGTATCCCCAGATCGTGTTCGGCAAGGTGGACGTTGTCGACGTTGCTGGTCGCGTGAAAGACGCAATCGAGGGATGGGGCGTCAAGCCTGGCCAGATTGCCGTCGATACGATTGGCATCGGCGCGGGTGTGGCTGACATGCTGCGGCGCTGGTATCCGATGATTGTGACGGACGTCAATTCGTCGGTGCGTCTGTCCGATGGGCAGAACTACAATCTTCGCGCCCGAATGTGGCGTGATATGCGAGAGTTCCTGAAAAACGGCGCGTCGCTACCCAATGATCCCGACTTATCGACCGAGCTGACCGCGCTGCAATACGAGTATCGTGGCGGCGAGTTGCTGATGGAATCGAAGGACGATGCCAAGAAGCGGGGCGTCCGTTCACCTGACCGCGCAGACTCTCTGGCATTGACATTTGCCGTGCCTGTGCGAGAATTAGGCGTTATTCAGACGCATGCCGTTGTTGATTACCCCATTTTTTCTTAGGAGTTGCTATGGGAGGAATATTTAGCCGTCCATCAGTACCGCCACCGCCACAGCCTGTTGAAATGCCGAAGGTTCCGGTTGTCGATAATACCATCGTCGAGCGCAATGCTGCCGACATGCTACGGCGCAGGCGAGGTCGTGCTGCGACCGTTCTGGCTGGTGAAACTGGCACTGGACAAATGTCCAGCAATGGCACCACGCCTGTTCTTGGCGGCTGATCATGGCAGATTCTCGGGCGAGTGACGTTCTTGACAAGCACGAGCGCATGCGTCAGCAGCGCGTGCATTTTGAGACTACTTGGCAAGACATTGCCGAACGGATGATTCCGCGAAAGGCTGAATTTCGTCGTCAGCGTGGTCGTTCGACTGACATCAAAGGTGAGCGCAAGACTGAGAAGATATTCGACGCGGCACCGGCTTTGGCGCTGGATCGTTTTGCTGCAGCCATGCACTCGCTGGTCACGCCTCGGAACCAGCAGTGGCACAATCTAAAACCGCGCGATCCGGATTTGGCCGAGGACATCGAGGTCAAGCGCTATCTGGAGGCGGTAAACAAGCGGCTGTTTTCTGCGCGCTACTCGTCAAACTTCGACAACCAGGTGCATGAGAGCTACTTCAATGCTGGCGCATTCGGCAACATGGGGCTGTTCATTGGCGACCGCCTTGGCCGTGAGATTTACTACCGTTGCGTTCCTGTCGAGCAGCTGTTCTTCATGGAGAACGAGTTCGGCGTTGTCGACCTTGTGCATCGTGAATTCCCGATGACGGCGCGTCAGGCGGCTGAAAAGTTCGGACTGGACAAGCTGCCGTCCGTAATCAAGCACGCAGCCGAGAAGCGACCCGAGCAGGAGTTCTGGTTTTTGCATTGTGTAAAACCGCGCGAGGACGCTGACGTTAGTCGTCGTGATTATCGCGGCATGGCGTTCGTGTCGTATTTCGTGTCGATTGAAAGCCGAGATGTTGTAAGCGAGGGCGGTTTTCGCTCTTTCCCCTACGCGATCAGTCGGTATTCGGTCACATCGGGCGAGGTGTATGGGCGCGGCCCCGCTTCGCTGGTGTTGCCGGACGTGAACATGCTCAACGAAATGAACCGCACCACGATACAGGCTGCCCAGCTGTCTGTGCTGCCACCGTTGCTGGCTCATCGTGACGGCGTACTTGACACGATTCGGCTCACACCGTCGGCCATCAATTACGGCGGCCTCGATAGCAATGGTCGACAAATGATCCAGCCGATGGCCGTGGGTGGGAATCCCAACATTGGTCTTGAGCTGATGGATCAGAAGCGTCGGCTCATCAACGATGCTTTTTGGAACACCCTGTTCCAGATTCTGGTCGATGCGCCCAACATGACCGCGACTGAGGCCATGCTGCGTGCTCAAGAGAAGGGTGCTTTACTCGCTCCGACTGCCAGCCGGATAGAGACCGAATACTTGTCGCCATGCATCGAGCGCGAGCTGGACATCCTGGCGGCTGCTGGCGAAATACCGCCTATGCCGGACGCTCTGATCGAGGCTGGTGGCCTGTTCGAGATCGAGTTCAGCAGTCCGTTGGAGCGTGCGCGGCGTGCCGAAGAAGGCGTCGCAATCCTTCGCACGTTCGAGCAACTGGCACCGATGGCATCGGTTTCCGGCCCGAGCGTATTCCGTCGCTTCAACATGGACGAGGCGTCGAAAGTGCTGGCAGAAATTAACGGGGTACCTTCCTCTATTCTGCTGTCTGACGAAGAGCTGGAGCAGGTCAAGGTGCAGGAAGCGCAGCAGGCAGAGATGGCGAACGTGTTGCAGGCGGCTCCGGTAGCGGCATCGGCTGCGAAGGATTTGGCGGCGGCTCAATCGCTGGCTGCCTCGCAGCCGAACCAGATGCTGCCTAATCTTGGTCTGCCCGCATGAAGTCGCTTTACGAGCGGTTTTGGAATCGTCGCAAGGCGTACCGCGAAGTTTTTGGAGGTGAGGCTGGCACTCGGGTGCTGGCTGATTTGCGCGGGTTTTGCTGCGCTGATTCCAGCTGCGTCGTTGTCGGCAAGGACGGCAAGATCGACACACACGCGACGTTGTTGGCAGAGGGTCGTCGCGAGGTATGGCTCAAAATCGTGGAAACACTGAACCTGACTGACGAGACTCTGCTCAAACTTAAGGAGATTGAAGATGTCTGAAACCACCGCGCCTGTTGCGCCTTTGACCGCATTGTCTGCTATTGCTGGTGACCAGCCTGCCGAGACTGCTGCTGCGCCAGGTGTTGCGCCTGATGCAAGCACTAGCCAGCCTGCTGATTCAACCACCACTACCGAACCTGCTGCTGACGAAGCGCCAGCCGTCAAATTGCCAGGCAAGGATGCCACGCCCGAGCAATGGTCGGAGTTCTACAAGCAAATCGGCGCACCGGACAAAGCCGAGGCATACGAGCTTCCGTTGCCGGAGGGTGATAGCGGCGAGTTCGCCAAGACCGCCAGTGAATGGTTCAAGGAAGCCGGGCTGCTACCGCAGCAAGCGAAGGCGCTGGCGACCCGATGGAACGAGTTCACCTTGGCTCAACAGAAAGCCTATGAGGTATCTGAGCAGGCTCGCATACAGGCGCTGGACGTAAAAAACAAGGAAGAGGACGCATCTTTACGCACCGAGTGGGGTCAAAAGCACGACGGCAATCTGGAGCTTGCCCGTCGCGCGGCTCGTCAGTTCTTCCCGAAGGATAAGGTGTCCGATGTAGTCACGGCTCTGGAGGACAAGCTGGGCTACGCCGAAACCATTAAGCTGCTTCACAGCATTGGCAAGGGTCTTGCCGAGCATGATGCGCCTGGGCTTGGTCATCAAACTGGAGGCGGCAGGAAGTCCATTGCTGAGGTTCTGTACGGAGGCACGTCGCCGTCTTAAGATGCCGAACCCGAAGCAGTTGCCGAAAATAACAGGCACGCGCGTGCCAATGACGAACAGGTTTTCGTTCGGTGCGCGCTTTGGGTATCCGTGGGATACGATGCGTTTGGGTGATTTTTTCATAGTCCCCGAGTCCATGCGTACAGCAGAAATGGTGCGTCAGGCAGCATCGCGGCGGGGCTCTCGACATGGCGAGCGGTATCAAACCAAACTGACCGATGGCGGCATCATGGTGGTGCGAATAAAATAATGAGTTGACAGCGTTGCGTTGTTTTTATCTCTGGAATATGCTTCGCGCAGTAGAGTGATTTCCACCTACCAATTTACGCCGACCGGCGCTAACCTTTCGGAGTAGTTTATGGCAACCATTGGCTTTTCCGCGCTGACCCTGACCGATTGGGCAAGGCGCCGTGATCCCGACGACCGGGTCGCATCGATTATTGAACTTTTAAATCAATCCAACGAGGTATTGCAGGACATGCTGTGGGTTGAGGGCAACCTACCCACTGGCCACCGCACCACCGTGCGTACTGGCTTGCCTGCGGTAGCATGGCGAAAGCTGAACTATGGCGTTCCGCAGTCCAAGTCCACGACCGTGCAGGTCGATGACGCTTGCGGCATGCTGGAGGCTTTTGGTCAGGTCGACAAGGATTTGGCCGAGCTAAACGGCACGACCGCGCAGTTCCGCTTGTCTGAAAACATGGCTTTCATTGAGTCCATGAACCAGGCGATGGCATCGACTTTGATCTATGGCGACAGCGAGCAGAACCCGGAGCGTTTCTTGGGCTTGGCTTCGCGCTATTCGACTATTTCCGGCGCGAATAACGGGCAGAACATCCTGTCGGCTGGCACCGTAACTGGTGGTGACGGCACTTCGATCTGGCTGATCGGCTGGGGTGAGAACACTGTTCACGGCATCTATCCGAAAGGTTCGACCGCTGGTCTGATTCATGAGGATTTGGGTCTGGATACCGTGAACGATGCAGTTGGTGGCAAATACCGCGCATACCTGGATCGTTATCAGTGGAAGTGCGGCTTGGCTTTGCGTGACTGGCGCTATGTTGTTCGCGGCGCAAACATCGACGTGTCTGCCTTGGTTGCTGATACCGCTGGTACTTCGGTTCGTATCATTGAACTGATGAGCCGTATGATCGACCGCATCCCGTCTTTTGGTATGTGCAAGCCTGCCTTTTACATGAACCGCACTGTGTTCTCGATGCTTCGCGTTCATGCGCTGAACCGTTCAGCGAATGCTTTGGGTCTTGAGCAGGCAATGGATCAATTCGGAAACCCGATCCGCGGTAACCTGTCGTTCCTGGGTATTCCTATCCGCCGAGTGGACGCGATCCTGTCCAACGAAGCACAAATCTCTTAATGGCGAGGTGACATTATGATTCTGGATCGTGAAAATGCTTTCAGCCAGTCGCAGGCTTTGACCGGCACTACTCTTGTGCCATCGACCGATGTGATTGATCTGAGCCAGATTCGCCAAGTTGGTGTTGGCGGTGATCTGTATTTGGTTCTAAATTTTGAAGTTGCTGCTGGTGGCACTACGCCCACCATCACCGTGGCTTTGCAGACCGATGATAACGTCGGCTTTGCAAGCGCGGCGACGCTGATCACTTACATGAGCGCTGTTACCACTCCTGGTGCCAGTTCTCAGTTGGTGTTTCCGTTGCCGTATCAGGGTTTGGAGCGCTTCATT